GCCATAGGGTTATTGGAAGCAAACTTTATTTGAGGTCTACTAGTCTGGGTATTTAATGTACCAGGGATTTTAGCCTTAACCTGCTCTTGAAGTGCCTTTTTAGGATCTTTTACTACAGGAGCTTGTGCCTCCTTAAGTATTTTAGGTAGTTCTTCCTTTAGAACTTGACGAAGTTCTTCACGGATTAGTTTTCTTAGTGCATCAATTTGTGCCATATCTTATAAATATTTTGCCTTATATATTTTAACCTTGTCTAAGTTGCTGGATTTTCCTTTCAGCATCCTTAATCTTTTGAGTCCTATCTTTTATAATAGCTAGGCCGACAAATCCTTGAGTAGCGGCTAAAGCAATCTCCTTTTTCCAACCACCTATTTTGTCCTCTAGTTGCTGTATTTTTAGTTTATTGGCTACAGAGTTCTGTTGTTTTACTATACCAGAAGAGAATCTTCCTCCAGGATCAGTAGACTGTAAATTACCACCTAAAGAAGTTATATTTTTGAGCATCTTTTCTCTGACTCTTCTTCTCAAAGCTCTTCCACCTGGTAAGTTATTAGCAAAAGTACTCAAACCTAGATCATCATCTTGCTCTTCCAATGTTTCTATATCTTCGTCACTTAGTTGTATATTAGCAATGTCTATTTCATCGTCTCCTAAGAATCTGGCGGCTTCTAATATAGTTACTTGATCCTCAGAATCAATTCCAGATAGACCAGTACTAACTAGACCTTTTGATACTAAGAGCACTTTAACCTCGTTAATGATGATTAAGTCTAAAGATGCAAAGGTAGGAGTCGTTTGGACTACTATGTACTTATTAGAATCTGTAGCAATACCGTATCTTCTTTTTAGGTTGATCCCTTCGTCTACAACTTGTTCAGTAACTATCTGAATTGTGTAATTACCAAATCTAGACTCAGCTTGTTTTTGTTGGTTGTTATACTGGTCAAGGAATTTTTGTAGTTGATTTCCTGTATTAGTTAAAGTTGATATAGAATCTTTAATCTCGTTAATAAGACCTTCATTCTTATTAGTACAATTCTCTAGGTTAAGTAGTATAACTTGTAGTCTAGAAATTATATCTTGAATAGCGACCACTAAACTAGTACATAATATAGCAGCTAAATTAAGAACCGCTGCAATTTGTTCTAATCTTTTGATTAACTTTTTTTCTCCTTTTTCTTTTAGCTTGTCTCTATACCTGTCTGCAAATTTAGTGGTAACACCTACAGTTGTGTAAACGTTTGGAACTGGGATCGCTAAGAAGAAAGCACTAATTATATTATATACTCTTATTAGAAGGATACATATTCTAATTACAATCTGTAGTGTATTTATAAAACCTAATACTTTTTGTGCTATAGTATTAATATCATTTGTCGTTTTAACAACAGACGTTAAAACTCTAGTAGCAACATCTGGGTTGATAATAACTTTAGATAGATCTTCTAATTCCTTCTGTATGTTTAAGTTAAGTGAGCTATCTATTAATCCTATAGCATTTCTTGGATTGTTTAACCCTTGAATTATAATACAATATTGTCTAACTCTATCTACAAAGTCTATTAACCTCTGTACTTCATTAGAAGGAATTTGTCTAACATCAGTATATCTGTTAAATACACCTAAAGCATTCTGTAGGAAGTTACTAGCAACAGATAATTGAGGAAAGTTTTGTTTTAGTTGAGGATCATTTATACCTTCAGTTGGGCTTAGTATTGTATTTGAAAATATAGAGTTAATCTGCTGCATAAGAACAAATAGTCCAACTCTACTTTGAGGGTTATTATTATCTAAGTAATCTCTATAATAGTCGTCAATAAATTGTTGAACATCGTAAGCTGCCTTTTGTATTTGCCATTTCTTTCTTTGTAGAGGTTCATTTACAGGAGGAGGTTTAGTAGGATCAAAAGGAGTTCCGTCTGGTACTTGATTCAATGCATAGTTAAGTACATTACAAAAGTCAACTGACGCAATACCCCCTAACAAATTTATTATACCTTTATTTAATAATCTTTTTAGTAATGTTGTGGCTTCTCTTCCTGTATTGTATTTTCCGTACAATATTTCATTTACTTTTCCTTGAACCTTTATAATAAATCTAGCAGTGACTCCAATTGCTTTTTCTAAACCTACAGCAGAGGTAGTATTAATATTAAGCTTATCATTAAGCTAGTAAACTTCCAGCAGAGTTTATATTTTGCATTGTAGCACCTAATTTAGACTCAGAAGACTGGGCTAATAATATAGCTACAGCATTTAATGCGTCTAATAGAGTTAACAGCTTTTGATTCAGTGTATTTCCTAATACTATTGGCTCACCTAAAGACTCAGCTTTATTTCCTAATTCAATTACAGGAGCTGCTACAATAACTTTATTTGACGCGTCTAAATTAATTGTATTAGTAGAAGATAAACCTACAGCTTTTTTACCAAATAAGAAAATAGCATCATTCTTTGCATGAAGAGTTACTCTCTCACTAGTTAAAATAAGTTGGTTCCCTTTATATGGAAAAACTGGTTTATATGGTTGAATTACTGCCATTATCCTATACTTGATTGATCTTGAGCAGACGGTGCTAATATCTCATTTGATATTGGGCGTGGAGGTATTCTTAAAGTAGGTTGAGATATTGGACTAATAGGGAAAGAGAACGAGTTAAGAGGAAAGTTATTGATATCCTCTAAAAATATCTCTTGAGTACTAGTCATATAAATAGCAGAACCATCTTTGTTTATATTTTCTACGATATTATTAAATTTCAAAGAGGCATTTTCTTGCCTTTGTTCATTTATTATAATTGTAATAGGGTCTCCATTATTTCCGGAATTAGACCATGTATTATCTCTTTTTAATGCTGGGACAGTTGAACCAAATCTTATAGATTGGCCAAACCTTCCTTGCATAATAGTGTCACCTTCAAAAGGCTGAAGATTTCTAACTTGCTGGTTCTCTTGAAATGTATACCCTAAAGGAAGTGAGGATCCGGTAACAGAGTTACCAGAATATCCTTGAATGTTTCTGTATTGTTTTAAAAAGTTAGAATACTCACTCATGTTAGGAAAGGCTCCGTGATTAGAACGATTCCATACACTATAAGGCGGAAGATAAAAAAACTGTTGTTTAGAAGAGCCGTCATTTAACTTTTCACTAGGGCCTGCAAATATCAAGACTATTTCATTTACTACAGGGTATTGTCTAATAAAGTTAAACATAGGCCAAGCAGGGTCAGATACCTCTTGAGACTTTGAAGTACCTTGAGTAGAGTATAATATCTCATACTTAATTTTTCCTACATCTACAGGGCTTCCCCAATCTGGGTCACGTTCTTGAGTAGATCCTTTATAAGGACCTAGAACAATAGACTTAACCCTACCAATCTGGAAGTACTGTCCTCCATACTGGCCGGTATCAGAATTTAAACTTGGACCAAATATATAGCCGTTAGACATTACGCTTGAGGGAGTTGTTTAGGATCTTTAATCTTAATGTTGCTTACTTCAGAGAACAATTGCTCAATGTCCTTTTCTGTCAAAATGCCAGAATCTTCAACCCCGTCTTTCTTGGCTTCAGCCGAGGCTTTTTGGAAAAGCTGTAGGAGTTTCATCAAGACTTCGTCATTCTTGAGGCTAGAATCCATGAACCCTTTCAAAAGAGGCACAATTACAATAGCATCACCAGGAGTCTCAATCATATCAGCAAGTCTCATGATCTCTTGCTTAATGGTAGAGTCTTGGTTTTTATGCTTGTTGTAAACCTCTTCGACTAGATCAGCAATCTTTTTGCCTTTGAATATCTCTTTTTCTAGTTCCATGACTTTTAGAATAAATATTAAAAGTCGTGATTTTCAAGGTAGTTGTCTAGAATGGTCTTGTAGATGGTTTTTAGTTTCTTGATCACTTTGGTGATCGTATTAGACTGAGTGTCAGTCATTTCTTTAACATAGATGAAGACAGCCTTCTTGTTGAAGATGTCTATATTCTCTCTTTTCTTGAAGATCTCTAGGATTGCATCAGCGACTCTCATCTCCTCAGGTTTCTCGAATAACTCGAAAAGGTTGTCGTCTACATGCTTGATAAAAAGCTCGACTATATCTAGCTTATCTAGCTCTGGTTCTGGCTCTTTCACTAGAATTGAATTTACTAGAGCGTTATCGTCGTGTTGTTCTCCAATGTCTGCTTTAGATACTAGTTTCTTGTAGTTCTTTTGATTGTAGATGATCAAATACCTTTTGGCAATAGTCCCAAAGTAAGAGTAGGCCTTACCTTTAGACTGATCATAAAGGTCTAGCTTTTGTAGTAGAAAAGATATCACTTCATACTTTAGATCTTCTATATTATCTACTTCTGTATAGTAGAACTTAAACGTATGGATAATGTTCTCTACTAGCTTATAGAAGCCGTAGTGGATCCTTTCGTTGTATATTTTATTTCTTTTGGCTTGGTTAGGCGTATTCCTATACTCTAGAATAGCTTCTTCAGTCTCTAAAGTGAAGTAGTTGTTCTTAGTCTTAGGTTTACGTTTTCTAGGCTCACCTTTTTTGGTGAGTAGCACTTCTTCCTCTTTGTCTAAAATATCGACCATCTTATTCTTCTATAAAGTTGTTGATAGAATCCTGCATTTTCTTTACGTTCTCCATAAGACCTAAGAATTCTGGGTCAGACTGCACCCATAACTTAGAATCTATTTGATTGGCACATGTATTGATCTCTTTCATGCATCCTTTAATTCCATCGATAAATAGCTGTTGGTTAACAACCATCGTCTCTAATTTTTTATTCTTTGTATATAGGTTGAAAATAACCCAACCTACTACAGTTGCAATCCATAAAGAGATTGCTATAATCGTTGTTATCATATTATAATTTTTT